AAGGTTAGAAGTGGAAGTAATCCGCACGATCCCAATGTTGTTGGTCTCGTAAACCTTCGTCCAGTTTCCAACCGTTTGCAGTTGTGCGCGAGTTGGATTTGAAACAGCAGAGGAGAACTTCGAACCTACCGGGTGGTAGACGTAGTGAAGGTCAATCGACATTGCATCACTCTTAGCGAGGATGTCACGGTCAGTTTCTGTCTGCAAGCCAAGCTGTTCGCCGGAAGCGATTGCACCTTGGGTGAACAGATAAGAAACGTATTCAGTGTTCGGGGAAGCCCCTGCACTTTGTACGTCTGCAGAAACAATTACACGAAGTCCCATGAAAGTAGGAACTTGTGGCTGACCGAATGCGTTTGCAGTTGAACCCTGGCTGGCTGCAGTGTCAGGAGCGCCCGAATCATCGTAGATGAAGTCGATGGCCCTTCTTTCCATCAGGTCGTAGTACACATTGGGGTGTACGCAGATCGCGGCAAGCTTTTCGCCTTGATCGCCAAGCAATGCTTTTGCCTGAACGATTTGGCGTGGTCCAAGCAAAGTTGGAGTATCGCCAGATGCGCCATCAACGGCTAAGCCGAGGAAAGCACCACCAGCGGTGTCACCAACTGCACCGAACACACCACCAAGACATGCCAGAAGATCTTTCTGACGCTGGTTGGCAATGTAATCAGCAATCTTGGCACCAATGGCAGCCATCGGGTCAGAGCCAGCAGCTAAAGCAGCTAGGTCACGTGACTCGAAAGCACGACCACGGTGCAAAACAGCAGCAACCTGCTTGTCTGCGGTGATCTTGCCTGGGGTTAATGAAGAGCTATCAGTTAGACGCTCAAAATCGCCAGCCAGGTTTGCGGTGTAAAACGGCACCTGGATAAAGTCTCCACCACCCTCTGCAGCATTTAGCTCAGCCATTGGCTGCACCACACCGCTTGCCAGGAAGGCATCACGCTGAGTGGTTTGCTCAATGACGTAAGGCGTAAATACCTCAGGGATGATGATGTCGCTCCTAAGAGTCGCCATCTGTCAAAAAAGAGAATGTTTACGGTGTGGGCACAGCCCTCAGGCGCAGCACAGCTTTGCCATTAGGTCACATACTAACGGTTAGCTGCGTTTTTCAACCTTTCATACATGTCACGATCAGTTTTAAATAAGCGTGATTGTTCTGTCAGGTTGAAAGTTTCTTTGCTGAATGGATTTTTGACACCAGCAACAGAATCACTTGACGCACGCCCAGACGGTGCGCCACTGCCTTGAGGCTTGGGTTGCTTTTGCATCCATGCCGGAAGTTTTTGTTTTGCCCAGTCGGCAATAGGCGTACGTTCGTAACCGTCAACGATTACAACCTGACCATCTGCATCTCTTGCGATCTGTTCTTTTAAAACCTGCGTGTTCAGAATCATGTCAGGATCATGAACCACATCACGCAACGCAGTGGCGGCAGGCGACAAAACCTCAAGCTCACGCACCCGAGCTTCTAGCTCTGCAATGCGCTTGTCCTTTTCCGCCGTCGCCTCACGGAATTGTTGCTCCAAAGCTTGTCGGGCTTCGCCGTACTTGCCTTGCTTTTCCAGGTCTGCTTGTTCCGCCTTAGCTTTGAAATCCAGTAGCTCCTGAACATCAACGCCATCAGGCACAGCCTTTGCTTGAGCTTTTGCTTTTTTGTACTCATCCAGCAATTCAGCGTTTTTACGCCTCATTGATTCGAGTTCTGTTTTCAATTCGCTGGTGTCAACAGATTGCTCCACAGGAGCAGTTTGTTCTTCGGACATGAATTAGCCACAGGCTAAATTGCCTTTAAAGGTTATCAGCTCCATTTGGTTTCGTTAGCCCACCATGCTGGAAACATTTTTCCTCTCGCAATGTTTTTTGCGTGACGAGCTTTAAAAGACTTCCGTTTGTTTTTATCGGCTTGTGACTCGCCTTTGCGTGGGCGTTTAGTTTTGGCTCCTTGGGCTCCAAAACGGATCATCCTAATCTTGTCGCCTTGTTTAGCTAAGACGACATGACTGTTTTTTGGGTGATTAGGCGTCCGTTTGGGCTTGTTGTAACCACTGAACTCTTCACCTTGATACTTGATGCTCATCGCTTACTTGCGCTTTGGTGCCGCCTTCAATTGAGAACGACGTTTCAGAACAGGATTGCCCGTGCTTTCTGATTTGATCCGCACAATCGGATCAGCGTCAGTGCCAACACGAGTAATTGTTCCGCCGCTTGGACCTTTAATTGATGCACGCTTGCCACCGCTGCCGGTGACAACGCCAAAAGTCCGCTTGCCTTGGTAAACCCAGCTAACGCGGGAACCCTTCTTCATTTTTTCTTGCCTCCTTTCTTTTTCTTTTTAGGAGCAGTCATCTGGGGCTTTTTAGGTCCGGAATAACGAGGCATCAGGATTCCTCCTTAGTTGCTGTTTTCTTGGCTGCGGCTTTTTTGGCTGCAGGCTTGGACTTCTTCTCTTCGCCCGGAAGCGTGAGTTGAAATCTGCTATGAAGCTTTCCCATTGGGATAGCGGCGCTTGAGCTGATCCAAGGTTAACTCTGAACCGTCCTGACTGACAAAATCCCGTATTGCTTGAGTAGGCCCTACTTTTCTGACGCGGCTTTCAAAAAACGAAACCTTAGAAGCGCCAAGAACATCGACTTTTACGGCTTTTGATTGTTTCTCAAGCCATTCGCCATACGTTTGATTGCTTGGCACCGTGTCGCCTCTTGTACTGCGTGACGGGCCAAACGCAGTGTTAGGACGCCTTAAATCACTTGGCGGTGGTGGCTCAATACCCAGCCCTTCGTAATCAATGACAGGAACAGTCGTTGACCTGCAGTTGAAATGTTGCGGTGGTGTTGGCCCCTTGCCGTAATCAAATTCTTTGCCATCCAATGCACGACAGATCGGAGATGTCCTGCTGTCCAATGTTGCGACGTATCGATAACGCTTGGTCACATCTTGATTGGCTTCATACACCTGTTGGCTTGATGCGTTTGCCACTTGGTTGATGCTGGTACGCACCATCGCCATAATTTGGCGGTTGGCAACAGTTGTTAGTTCGCCACCAGCCTGCGCTAGTTGCCTGACTGATAACGGGCCAAGATCTCCAAACTTCAAACGACCTTTCAAGCGCCGCGCCAACTTGTCAGTTGACTCACCCGTTAACAATCCATTCCGAACAGTCTTTGCAAAAAGATCAGCCTGTGCTTCCGCCAAACCACGAAACGATTTTGCAAGCACCTTGCCGTTTGGCAACGTAATCATTGTTCCCTGAGTAGCTGTCAATTGAAAGGTCTGCCGTGCTCCAGCCACTGCAGCCTGCAAATCATCGCTTAATGCGACAACACTCAAAGCGGTTGGATCTGTTACTGCTACAGCTTGTGCAAACTGTGGGCTGATCTGAACGCTTCTAACTTGTTCTCTTAAATCAATGGGTAAAGCCCTTCGCAATTCATTTGCCACAAATTCACCTTGCAGTTCAGCTACGCCTTGCAAATCTCGTGCTGCTGCAAGAGTGCTTGTACCGGCCCACCCATCAAGAGATTCTTTCAGTTGCGCAAGAATGGCTTGCAGCCGTACAGCTTTAGCAGAAACGTCAAGCTCATCAAGCCGACGCAACTGATCAACAGCATCCAAAATAAGATCGTTGTATGTAATGACAATCCGCTTTGCGACACTGTTGCTAAATCGATTGAGATCGATGGCATTGCGGTAAAGCTCGGCAGGTGTGCTCATTGTTCATGGATGCCAAGAACTTTTGGGTCTTCAATGCACACAACGCAAACATCAGCGCCGAGGCGTAAAGCTTCAGTGAGAATCGACGTGAACTCAGCCAAAACGTCTTTGTCATATATCGCAATGCTGCTTTCAGTCACGGCGCAAACTTTGCCGTCCAAGCGCCATGCCATTCGGATCACAGCGAAATACTGATTAGCAAGCTTGTCGTGCGAATAAAAGAACGATTGGCTTGGCGGCTCTTCTGCTTTTGGCTTGCGTAAATTATTCAGCCAATCCATTGTCTGCCTCCGGTTCTCCTTCAGGCATTGTGACTTCCTGCTCAGGAACTGGCTGCGGTGTTTCCATTAATCCACCGGCCTGCGTCGCTTCAAGCTCGGCCTCAACATCAAAATCATCACCAAGCACTTCGCCCGCTTCAAGCTGTAGCAACAACGTTTCCTGTGTCACCGTGCCAGCGGTGTAAAGCTGCAACAACGCTTGGATCTCTTGTGGCTCAAGCCTTGCGCCCATAAAGTCACGATTGACAAGGCTGCTGCCAGCTTGTGACTCCTGCAAGTAATCAGCATGAAACCGCAGGCAGTTGTCGATCATGTCCTGCATCTGCTGTGCAACAACCATCATCGTGCTGTCGCCTTGGCTGCGGTCAATCCGCTTTGACTCGGCAGTTTCTGCGCTGAGCTTTGCACCCATGACAGCGGCCAAGCCAAGGTCATTGATCTGCGAAACGATCTGATCCAGCCTGCGGAACTGTGCGTCATAGCTGTTGCCACCGGGTTCGATATAGCTTGCCGATGCTCCTTCTGGAAGGCTTAATGCTTCGCCTGGACCTGCGCTAACTTCTTCTGCTGATGCAGGAAAGCCAAATAAAGCAAGCATGGGTACTGCACTTATATGCAATTGATTCCCGAGATCTGATTGGACCTGGTAATGCTGCAGGTTTAGCTCAGCAATATCGGCTAACGGTGGAAATGATTCCAAAACGCCAATCCTGTTGGAGTAAGCAACGCTGAACGGAATCTCGCTCAGGCTTGTTGTGCCTTCATCAACAACACGGAAGTCGCCTTTTTGATCTTTCTGGAAGATCTCAAATGCGCCAGGAGTTAAGACACGCACTTGCTCGACTTGCTTTTCTCCATACAAGCCATCGGGCACGACGATCTTTTCAGAAAGACGAAGTTGCGTCAGTTTCTGTTGCCCATCAGCTAATTCAACTCTCCAGCCGAGCACGTCCCTTGGCGAGTATGAAATCCAGTAGGGACGGCCATTGTCGCCAGACTTTGGCGCATCAACAAGAACACCAACGTGCCCGTAGCGGATGCAAAGGCGCGACGTGTTGTAAAGCCACGTCTGCAAGTCATTTCCCTGCAGGTCAACGTCAAATAATTGTTCGCGGATTTGATCAGAAACATCGTCAAGCCTGACCGGCTTGCGCGTCAACATGCCCGCCAACATGCGCTCCAGCCTGACGTAATAAGGCGCAAGAACAGACCGTTGTAGCCTGTTGTCATAAGACTCGTCTAATTCTCTTGGCTCTTGCGGTAAAAACTTGCGGTGGCCTTTTCTGATTTTGTATGTGCCGCCAAGTAAATGTTCAATCAATCCCCAATGTGGTTCCTGATTAACCCAAGCCGTACTGGGGTCGTTTACCTGAGTGACGTTGCCAACGCGCTGGCGACCACCAGAAAAGCCTGAATACACAGTTAAATCCCGCCTGATGCCGTCAGTTTAGTAGATCCTTATACCTGTGCCCTTACCAGCACGAGCAAACAAAGGATTAAATTCGCTTAAAATTAGATAGCCAAGACCATCTGTCCAGTGCTCGATATTAGCAGTTTTATCTATGAGGTATTCTTCTGCGCCTTGTTTAAAAGTAACGTTTCTAAGAGCTTTAATCGTATGTTTACAACGTGGATGCACAAATAGTTTCATGTCTCCATCAACAGTCCGAATCATCCAGTTAGTAGCGTTTATTTTGTCTTTAACGGACCAACAAGATTTTGGACTTATGCAGCTAAAACCAGCTCGTCGAATAATGTCATGATCAGTTCTACCAGCGGAAGAGGTTTTGCGAGCTGATCCAGTAGGATCTGGGTAAGCTATTACTTTTCGATCAGGGAATCGTTGTTTTAATAAAGCGCAGACCTCATCAGTGTTTGATTGCATAACTGCAAGTTCATCCCAAATATGTAAATGGTCTCCGACTCTGCTCCCTAACACTCCAGCCATTACGCTTACGTTAAAGTCTGACCCCCAATAAATTGGGCCTCCTGTATCTACGATGTCTTCCCGGATATTGTCATCCCCAAATCCTGGATAGACTCGGCCCGAAAGAGTCTCAAAGCTTGCTAAATATTCTTGTTGAAAAGTCCGTTCATCAAGAGTTCTTCTGGCTGCATTAATCTCTTCAGATGAGACATGCCCACCTTGTATCGTTGAAAAAGAAAATGTATCCCAATCTTTTTGCTCTTGCGCTTGCTCCCAAAGGTCATGGAACCAATTTAAGCCTGCAGGGGTTGTAATAAACCAAGCAGGGCCGCCTTGATCAGACAATGCAGGACGCAGCACCATTTCCCAAGCAGTCTGTTTAACGTATGCGGCTTCATCAATGACTAAAGCCGAAAGGCTTACGCCACGAAGGCTGTCTTCATTGTCTGCGCCACGCAGAGCAATTAAACTGCCATTTGCAAACTCAATTGAAAGATCGGATTCGTTTCGTTTAACTACTAATTCTTCTGGAGCCATTGTTTTTAATTGCCGCCAAGCAATCTGTTTTGCCATTCGATAATTTGCCGTTACATACCAGCAAAGACTTCCTGGCTTTTCCATTGCCCAGCAAATTAACCGGGTAATACATAAGTATGTTTTGCCAAACCGCCTGCCAGAGCAAAGCAGCTTAAAACGCTTTTCAGATTCCCATACTTGCCTCTGAGGATCAGTTAAATTATCGGTCAAGTCATTAACATGTTTTTCGCAATCGTTAATTGCTGTAGCCGGTATTTGTGTTACCGCTGAAAGAGCTGATCCGCCAGGTATAGCAGCAAGGATGCTCATTAATCAAGGATCCGAGCAATGCGAGCGATTGAATTAATGCAGCCAAGCGTTACCGAGGGTTGACTTGTTTTTCGAGTCTCCTGAGCAAGTGACGTAAGTTGTGCTAATAATTCAGCCGTAAGCTGACGCCGATCAATATCCCAGTCTGTAGTTATGACCTCATTAGCCCAGCCGATGTAACGCATTGCTTGACGCGTGCTGACCCCCCATTCGCGTGTCATGTATGCGACGGCCTCAGATGTTGGCACATTACGAGCTTTTAAGGCCGCAACCCGAGCAATTCTCCATTCTTTTTCGGCGTTTGTTGATTTTCGGCCTGCCATAGTATCGATCTATTTTTAAGGGGGTCGTTAATCAGCTTTTGGGTTAGCTGCCTGTTTTTCTGCTTGTTTACGCAATTTTAACTGGATTTTGCTTTCCCATGCTTTTTTATATTCAACGTCCTCAAAGAGCTTACTAAAGCCTGTGATGTGCTTAAGACGCAATACCTCTTCAGCTTCCATGCCAAGCTCTGCACAAATTTCAGCTTCAGACCAACCATTTTCAAGCATCTGAAAGACCATGTTGCTCATGCCATCAATGCTGTGCTTGCCTCGTGCGCGATTGTGTCGGACAGTGCTTGCCATGCGATCGTTAATGGGCTTATCAAGCACGACGATCGGCAGCATCCCATGGTTGCGATCGCTGATGTCTTTATTGTTGCGGCAAGTGAAATAACGATGAAACCCGTCAACAATTACGTATTTTTCTTTTTCAGCGTCCCAAATAGTCACGACGGGCTGCGTATATCCATCATGCAAGATTGAGGTGTAAAGCAGCCCCAGCTCAACTTTAGCGACGCTATTTGGGTTGTAATCGTTTGGCTCAACCTGCTCTACTGGAACCCAACGGATCCGATCTACAGGCTGATCGTTTACAGGAGAAATGCTATGAAGAGATTCGCGGATCTTTTCAATTGCCTGCAATCGAGATTGCGGTTCTAGCTCAGCAATCTGATCGATGTTAAAGCTCGTCATTCTGCGGTTGCGGGTTGAGCGCCTTGCTGGATTGCAAGGCGAATGTAAAGGTTTTTACTGTTGTTGCGGTGAGTTTTGCCTTTCATCCAATTACGCCAATCAGCCATTTGCGGTCGAGTTTGCCAATTGTCTAATTGAGTAAAATGGTAATCATTGCTTAAAATTGATTTAATTTGAGCCTTATACATCTCATCCTTAGCAGGAAATTGCTTTAACTTTTCATCCATCTTCGCAAATCGTTTTTTAAACTTTTCTTGATGCTCTTCGTGAACGCAAATGTACTTAAGTAAATGGTCTCGATACCCACGCCAAGATTGAAACATCTTCGGTAAGTTTTTAGGGCAAGCGTAAGCATCAGTTTTAAGTTGCCCGAGGGTGTTTATCCCTGGCAGGCGACGGCAAAGAGCTTCCCATGTATGTTTCTCAATCTCCTGCAAGTAGAAGAGGCTTACAAAACTGGTTTCATGATGGAGGTTTGACACTCGCATTTGATTTATACCCATACCGTATCGATATTGCTCATCATAGATCTTGCAATAACTCCAGCCGTTGCAATGAATAGCTTTCCAAATATCTGTATAACTCCAATCGTAAAGCGGATAAAAGGTGTAATGATCTTTAGCCTTGCTGAGTGTTTGTCCCCAGGTTATGTGCTTGTAAGTAATACCAGTGGTTAAAGCCATAGCTCGTGCAGGTGATTCTTCGCAGCGAACGCCCGCAACCCATGCCACACGTTTATCTCCCCATTCAGTAAGACTAATTTTCGAGAATAATTCCTTAAACCGATTGCAGCCATACCGATTAATTTTGATTGAATTTGGCTCTTGCGGTCTCATCCATTCTTCGCCCTCTGCCCAGCAATTCAGCCAGTCAGTGTCAGACGATGCGCTGTTAAAGAGCTTTAACGGAATCTGAAACCACCACATCTCGACTTCATCCATGTTGCCGATGCTGCGGACGTAATCAACAACCGATTGCCACTCAGCTTCTTGATCAAGAAAAACAACTTTAACGGGCAAACGATTTAACTCCCGAGCTACCTGTAAGGTCGCGTTAAGCGTTACGGTTGAATCTTTGCCGCCAGAAAAACTAACGATGATGTCATCAAACTCATTGTAAAGATAACGGATCCGATCAAGAGCGGCTTCGTAAACGGTTTGATTTTGATAGAATCTCATTTTTGAGTCACCACATAATTACCGAATTTAAAGACTTCCCCATAGCTGGCAAAATTATGGTTAATAAGTTCAGGCGGATTTTCGATGTATTGATGCGTAACGGGAGTATAGTCCGGCGCAATAAACATCATTAGCAGCTTGCCTTTAGGCTTTAATAAATCATGCACAGAATTAAGCGCTGTTGGGTCAATGTACGATGGAGATCCAAACAACGAAATAATTAAATCATATTGCTTAGGTGGTGCCGTTAAAAGAAAATCCTCAAACGTTTGGCACGAAACTTTTTTGTCAGGATGCTTGGTCAACAACTGATTGAGCATTGCCTCTGATGGATCGATTCCTAAATAGCTGTTGCAGTTAGGATAATGATCAAGGAACAGGCCAGTGCCGCAGCCGATGTCAATTACATCGCCTTCTGTGTAAGCAATGCGTTCCATGATTTGTCGATCTTCTTCAAGCGCTTGCGGCGAACTCCAAATACGATCATATTGGTTAGCAACCTCATCGTAAGGGTGAGCCGCGGTAGAAGGCAACATCATTGATCAGGCAATGATTGTTTAATGTCTAGTTGAGCGGTCTCAACAAGTCGAGATTTATCTCCTGCAATTTTTGCTCGATTTAATAGTATTGATTCGTCTGGATTTGTTGTCATAGGCCAATAGCGCCATTCTCCGTAATCAAAATAACGCCTTGGTTTTTGTTTGCCCCATACACGCATTTCACCGTTTTCAAGGATCCATTCAATAACCGAGCGATATTCGTCGCCATCAGTCCAGGTATCTTTAAGAGTGTACCAATGCGGATGCCAAGGCATCGTGCGAGCAAATTTGTATCGTTGTTGCTCTAAAAGCTGTCCGATTTCTTGATGCGTCATGAGAGAGTGTTTTGATTAACCGTAAACGATTCATCGCAATGCGGGCAAGTAATTTCAACAAGCTGTTGATCGGATTTGCCTGCAAATTGATTTGTCAGTTTTTGTTGCTTCTGCTCAACCATAGCATCCGTGACATTTAAACCTGTGCCTTGCGTTGGATTTGTGATTGGTTTATAGTCTGCTTCTTTGTTAAGATCGTAAGATGGATGGTCCGAGAAGTTAAACAACCGATTTAAATCGTCGTTAAAATCCAGCTCGTGAATAGAATTAATCTCATGCAGCAGAATATCGTAATCCCAGCTAGATTCTTCCGTTATTTTGTTGTCAGCAATAATGTAAGCTTTTTGCTTAGCTTCTGTCAACCCACTAACAACTCGGCATGGCAGTTGATTTAAGCCAATGCGCTTAGCCGCTTCAAACCGAGCATGACCAGCAAGAATCGTATATTGGTCATTAACTACAATCGGCTGAGTAAACCCAAACTCTTGGATGGCTGACATTAAACTCTGAATTTGACTCTCAGGATGCCGACGAGCATTGTTTGCGTAAACAGACAATTTCTCAACAGAAAGATCAAACGTTTTAATTTCGATAGTTGTCATTTTAATTTTAAGGTAACGTTAGCACGGCTATTGAGGGTTAGCTTTTTGCCAAGCTTTTTGCATTTGATGAATTTTAGGAGTAATCAAGTGATGGCTTGTCACCCATCCCTTGATACCCCCGAGGGTTATTTGTACCGTACCATCGTTTAGGTTGCGGATTCTGGCTGCGGGCATAGGCGATTTTAAGTCGTTGCTCATAACGCAAAAAAACGTTTAAGTCATTAGTACGTTGTTGCATCCGCAGGGTTTCGTCAATAGTCATGAGATTTTTATTGTTGCAGGGGTTGGCGTAAGCACAACCCCTGTAAACGGTTGTTAAGAGTAAATGGGTTGCCCTGCTTCAGCAACTTTATTTCGGACGTGATAATAAATTGAAACCGGATCTGTATGTTCTAGATCTTTTAAGGTTAAGCGGGCATAAGCAATTAACAAGTGCCCTGCTTCTTGATGCCCGTTAGGGCATAATCCCGCAAAAGCAAGAAACGCATCGATATTGTCTTTGCCTTTTAATTTAGTGCTGACTCGTCTTTCTTCATAGTGTTTAGAGTTTTCAGCTTCTAATTCTTTGATCGCATCCATAACTGTTTCCTTTGACGTGAAATGCGGTTGCAGAATATCTGCACAAGCATCAGCAAGGAGATCGCCTTCTCGGCCTTGCTTTGGTGGCCCCCATACAAGCACCTCTGTGCCGTATGTCAGTTCAGTAATCCATTCTTTATTGAAGCAGTTACAGATGACTGTTTCACCTGCTAGCTCATGTGGGGCTTTGACTTCAAGGATTACAAGGTCTGATCGTTGTCCAGCAGGTCGTTTGTAAAAGCAAACGATTTTTTCTTTAGCCATGATGAAGATGAAGATGAAGGTGAGTGTGAATTGGTGTCGGGGTTAGATCAGTCGTAAAAGGCACCACCCAATTACAACTGCCCTGCTTTTCCTACAGGTGTAGGTGTTGTATAGCTTTCAGCCGCAACCTTTAAACGGCATCAGGCACCCCGACGCGTAATCATTCGGGTGGTTGCATGTAATAGTCCCAAAGCTCACGCAGATCAATTAGGGCATCTTTGAGCGTGTAACCGACTGCGCTGAAGCGTTCGCCGTAATCGTTAGGAAACCAATCGGACTGAACGTGGATAAAACATCCGTCGCCACTACCGACCGGCAAATCAGGGCGCTCAAAGTCGTAACACCAGGGGGCAGCCTCAAGGTCTGCATAGGTGCGGGGAAACTTGTAGCCGTTCATTTGACTGGCTCCACGGTGTAGGTAAAGCCAGCTTCAGTGGCGGCGTTTTTAAGGCTCTGTAGCTCGTCATTGTCGTAGGCCCAATCCTCCCAAATGTGCTCAGAGCCTTTGTAGGCGTTGACGGTGTAACGAGGCTCGATACGCGCAAGCTTGAGCAGATTGTTTGCGTCTAGCTGGTCCTGATAACGCTCGAAGGCTTCGAACAAGTTAAGGCTGGTGTGGTGATAGCC